ATAATAACTTAAGTTCAAAACAAGTTGATTTTGGTGAATCAATTGCTTATGATCTTATATATAATATAATAAGTAATGCAGATCCTCGTATTAAGTATGTTTCATTATTTAATATAAATTATAGTACAGAAGCTGTTTATTATGAAACTGATAGTAAATTAACATACAAAGTAGATGCAGGTACTGGTATTGGAGCTTGGTATGATGATGAATTTCACAAAGTTAATCCTTCAAACTATGGATTAGTTGCAGTTAATCCTGTTGATGGAGCAACATTATCTATTCCACCATATTTTAAATCGGAATATATAAACGGTGAATCTTATGATGATATCTATTATTGTTCTAATACATATGTTACAAGAAGTGACGGATCTACATACGAGAGGTTACATTATGAGCCTGTAAATTCTAGAGATGAAGGGCGAGTAACAACTGTTGATGTTGACCCAACAATTTTCTATGAAAAAGTTGGTCTTGAAAATTGTTATAAGAAACATCATTTCATTTGTACATCTGTTGATGAGGTTTGTGATTGGTTTGTAGGAGATCAGAAAGTTGATATATCAGCATTTGGTATTTCTTATACAGGTACTCCTGCAAAAGGAAATAAAATAACTGTTTCATTTACAAAATCAGTTTCAGATCCAACTGTAGTAAGTAGTGATGTTACTGGAGGGTCAGTTAATGCTACAACTTTTAATACTTATGTAGCAAGTATGTTCCCTTCTGCAAGTGGAAATCTGATTTTTGAATATAAGCTTGATAGTGAAGTTGCTCAATGGGAACTGGATGATACTCCTGTTGATTTAGCGGAATATGGTATAACCATAACAGCAGATGTAGAAGAAGGAGACCAGTTTAAAGTTAAGTTATCTTATGGGCATCAAGTTAAATATGATGTTATTGCTAAGAGTATTTTAGTTGGTTCAACTCCATTCTATATTAAAGATGAAACTTTTGATTACAGATTAAATCAGATTGCAAATGTTGATCCTGATATAGGTTCTCCTATAATAGGAAATATTGCAAAGATATGCGGAGATGTATCAATATCTTTTACTCCTCAGAATAGTGTTTATACTTTAAGAGATAATGAAAGTTTACAACTATATGCTCCAAACTTAATAGATTTAGCATCATATTCCAACTATGTAAAATTTGAATATTATGTTACAGAAAATATACCTGCAAATGCATGTTATCAGTTACGAAATAATGAATTTATAATTTTCTACTGGACTGAATCTGATGATGAAGCAGGTGTTGTATACAAGTATCATTGTTATGGAAACGGTTCTATAATTAATCCTTCATTTGCACTTTCTTTAAAAACTATAAATGAGAAGAATGATACAATCGCAGTTAAGAACGGGTTAGTAATTTATGATACTCAAGGAAATACTGTTGAATCATCCTGGACAAAGGATGCTCTCATGTCCATATCTGCTTCAGAAGATGTTTCAAAGATAACAGCAGCAAAGAATATATTATCTGGTTCAAAAACAATTAAATTAAAAACTGTAAATGAATTTACTATAACTCGTTTATCTCAATATTATCTATATTGGGTGTTAAATGATGTACAAGCTGATTCATTTAAACAAGATAAATATGTTTTGTTCTATAGTGGTGAAACTTCTAGAATGCTCGGAGCTGGTGAGTATCTGATATATACAGATGCTTATAAGAAAAATTATGAGATTCTTGGAGAAGGCACTTTACTTGTAAGGAATACCATCAATAATGATTGGTCAGTAAATGCTATTGATGTATCGAGTGTATTGCTTAACGGCATTTCAGTAATTGAAGGTAATTGGTTTACTTTAGGAGATAATGATCAGTTAACAATAACTGAAAATGCATTTACTAATATTGGTTCTGGGTGTTCTGTAAGTATAACATCACAAGATCCAAAAACAAATTTCTATACTTTAACTTATACTAGTACTATAACAAATTTAGTTGAATCTGTTGATCCAACAGAATGGTATAAAGAATTTATAAGTGCTGGAGAGTATGAATTAGTATATTCTTTATCAAACCAGAATTGGATTATAAATGGCGATACAGATGCTCCTATAGAAGATTTAAGTGATGTAGGAATCACATTAAATTCTTCTGTTACATTAACAGATGGTGCAACGATAACTATAACTGTTTTATATTCTTATAAGTTAACCTTTACAAAAGATGGTTATACCTTAAATATACCTGAAGACAGTACAACTCCTTCTGGATTAGGATTAAGCAATTTTGATATAAAATATCTGCTTGCTGGTCAAGATGCAGATGCTGATAACTGGGTTACAGTAGACAGTGTAATGTTAAATGGTACTGTTGGTTGGAATGGCAGATCCTTATTGTCTTTGAATTTTGGTCCTGATACCCCACAATATCTACTTTCAAATCAATCTATTCATCTTGTTGATTCAGAAAATAATCCGAAAAGTGATATTATAGGTCACAATAGAACTTATTATGTTGAAGTTAGTACTGATTCTACTTATGCAGGAACATGCTCTATTGATTATGATGTGTGGAATGTAAAGAACCCACTTGCAGGAACATATACTTATACTTATGATAGTAGTAACAGTACTTGGAAATGGACTACTGATAGTGGTAATATTGCTGTAGATTTAACTTCTTTAGGGTTAACGTTATCTTCTGCTCCGAGTAATGGGAATACACTTATTATTGTTAATAATAATCCTGTTCATTATCCCACAGTAATAATGGGGTCTCAAGATATAAATTGTTACGGCACAGAATATGTAAGAACTACAAAAGAAGTTTATAATGAATCCGGAAATATAGTAACTGAATATCTGAAAATATATTCTTTTACTGAATTATTAAGTATAACAGGAGAAGTAACTTATACAAGTACAGGCGCAGTTGCAGTGCTTCTAAATCCTAATGAATCTTCAAGGTCGATTCAGTTTAGAATTCCACAAGGTACTTATATACTTCCAGTTAAAAACAATATTGATATATTAGAATCATTAAAAGTTCTTCTTGATGATGTTCCTTTAGAGGTTATGTATGCGGATGAGGCTGCTTCTGGTGTTGATTATACCGAGTTGAAAGAAAAAGGCATTCATTATCTTAGAATGGTATTAACAGATGATAATGTACATACGTTAACTGTTGCATTACAAGGTCATACATTACAGAGTTCTGTGCTGATTGATAACTGTTATAAGTATGTTAAACCTACTCAATATGGAAAATCAAATAAGGTAATGTCTGATGCAGAGTTTGATAAGATTGAACATCTGATGACTTATTTAGATAATTTACATGTATTTAAATATAATAATATTGTAAATGAAAATGATCAAATTCTTGATCCTGCTGCAGCAGCATCTTTTAACTTAGTTAATCATATATATAATCCATTTACAATATGTGAATTTTCTACAGCTATTATAAATTAATAGGAGGTAGTTAATGAGTTTATTGAGAATACAAAATAGAACTCCTCCAATATATTGTGAAGAGTCAAGGGATTTTCAGCTACTGTGCAGATTATATGATACAATCGTTAACGGTATGTTATTTGATATTGAAACGATAACTGATTTAATCAATACAAGAAATATAAGGAGCAGTTTTTTACAGCTGCTCCAAACAAAATTAGGATTTTTTACTCTTCATAATTTTGATGAAAATACTTTAAGGTATGTTCTATCTGGTTTTCCTATCATGGTAAAGAATAAAGGGTCAAGAAAAGCAATAGAATATGCAGTAAACACATTTTTGAAGATAAACAATATATTAAGTCCTGTTACTGTAACATTTCAAAAAACTCCTTTATTGTTACAAAATGGTTATACAGTTCCAGATCATACGATAGTAATCGGAATATCTGCTAGTTTACAAGATGCTGTTATATTGGAAGAAATATTTAGATATATCTTACCTGCAGGAACAGCATATTATTTCTATTACTATAGTACACAATCCGAGTTAACAACTTTATTATTTGATGATAATGCAGAAATATTGTATATATCTGATAATATTAATGCTGTATTAAGATCTGCTACACAAGATGATTTTATGGATGCTGGATTTATTGAATCAGGTACTAATGAACAAGAGAGATTGATAGGTGGCGTAGATACTGTTAATCTTATTACTAACACCTTTGGAGAACTTGGTGATTTGATTTATACAGATGGTACTAATAATTCATTTGCTCCAGGTAACAACTTACAATTTTTAGGTGTTTTTTATAGTACTGAGGATAGTGTAGCTACTTTCATTTCAAATAATTCAACCAAATTTGATACAGATACTTTTGTTAATGATAGAACAATAATTGTTTACAATGAGAAAGAATATTTATATAAATCATCTACTTGGAATTATATGAAATTACTACCTAATGTTAAGAATACATCAGAAATTACATCACCAGAATTATATAATGTAGTTTATAAAGATGCATCAAAAGTAGCAAGTGTAGATGGTGAAGATGTTGATGATCCATATAAAGGATATTATATTTATAACGGTTCTACTTGGGAATCTTGTATTTATCCTATTTATGTAATAGGTCAGGATTCTATTACTCATGAACCTTGGGCTGAACCTTTAGAGGAGGAATAAACGTTGCAACAACAGAGTAACTTAACTAATTTATTATATGTTGGTCATGTAGATTTTAAAGTAAAAATAAATGATAAGATAATTACTGTAGGAAATCATAATAAGGGCTTACCCGCATTACAGAGGGGATTTTGTAATTTTCTTACAGGAAATGATATTACTCGAGAAGATGTTCCTCAATTCATGGATTTACGTTGGAGTGCAAAAGATCAAAATGATTTTTCAAAAGATCACACATTGCTTCTTAATAAGTTACCTTTATCCGGTAAGAGTTGGGAAGAAGGAAGATATATTTATGGAAATAATCAAGAAGAATCAACATATGTTGCAAAGTTAACTGCTATTTTAAGTAGTAACTCTTTAATTAGAAAAATAAGTAGATCTGAAGCAGAAACAACTGATTTTAGATTATATTTAATTTCTGGATCTAATGGTACAGTTAATGGTGTACAAAGTGGTTACTTTGATATGGCGTACCTTGATATGCCTGCAGAGCAATTAAGTTTAATAGGTCCTGGATCTCAAGCTATAATTGAATGGTCATTACAGTTATTAACAGGAGAGGTTGACTAATGGGAAATTATTTACCTACTGATAGTATATATGTATTTCCTTCATCTCGAAGGATGAATAAACAAGTTTCTGCACGGTTAATTTCAGAAGCATCATTAGCAAATATTGTTAACAAGTTAATTGAAACTGATGGATTTGTAATTACTCCTGAACCTGAAACAGGAGATTATGTAGATCAAGGATTTAATCCTGAGGAACCATTTGAATTTAATGTACATGGCTACTACTTTTATGTAGATACAGCTCAGAATATTATTGATTCTTTTGCAGGTACTGATCCACAAAAGATATATGCAAATATATATCTTGATAAAACTACAGATCCAAATTATGTAGAATTAGCTGGTCAAGATGATTATATAAATGAAACAGGTTATGAACAAGATGTTCTATATTATAAAGGATTAACTTTCTCTGATACTGATTTAACTGCAGAAGGAAGTGAACCTCAAGCTGATTATTCTTTAAAATTATTTGAAAAAGAACAGCTACCTTCAAGTGGAACTTATGGCTGGGTCGTACCTATTGAAAGTAGATTAAAGTTTCTATATACATTTGCTCTTGGTGTTGATGGTGGAGAAATTTTACCATTACAGAATGGTACATGATAAAAGTACAATATAATATATATTATTATATATAATTAAATATGTTAATAGTGTATTGTAGATTTATAGAGTAGGCATTTAGTTGTCTACTCTATATTTTTTTGTGTATTTAGTTGATTTTTATGTATAATCCTTTTATAATAAAATTAACATCGTTATAAGGAGTTGTTATAATTGAGTAGAATTGATATAATTACTTGTCCAAATTGTGGTGCAGAATATACTGCAGGTGAGATATACATTCCTAATGTTTTTCTTGGTAAACCAGAGAATATTGAAAGGGAAGGATTTTCTCATAAGATATTGTATGATGGAGGTAACCTCATGAATACTAAAGAGAACTATATATGTGATTATTGTGGTACTCCATTTAAAGTTTCTGCATATGTAAAATTTAATGTAGAAGAAGATACAGTGCATAATTTCAATAAGAATTATGTAACTTCACTTAAGAAAAATACTTTATTTTTAGATGAGGAATAATGATTACTATTAAAGAAAAAGTAACAAAAAAGTGTCCTGGTGAAACTTCTTTATTTGTAAATTTTAATTATAATCCAGAACTTGTTAGTATAGTTAAACAAGTTGATGGTTCTATATATGATAAAAAAACTACGACATGGGAAGTTCCTACAAGTGAGTTATCAAAGTTACTTAATCAATTTAATAATTATGATGATATTGAATTAGAATTATTAAAGGATAAGTTTGATAATTTTGAAGATATTAAACTTCCAAAATTTAAAACTTCCCCATTTCCTTATCAACTAGATGGAATTAGATATGGACTTCAAAAAGGTCATGAACAATGGTTATTAACTGATGCTCCTGGTTTAGGTAAATCATTACAGATCCTTTATATTGCTCAAGAACTTAAAAAACAAGAGAAGATTGAGCATTGTTTAATAGTTTGTGGTATTAATACTCTTAAAACTAATTGGAAAAAAGAAGTAGAAAAGCATACTAATTTATCATGTAGAATACTAGGAGAAAGAGTAAATAAAAAAGGCATTATAAATTATGCAGGGATTAAAGAAAGATTAGAGGATCTTAATTCAAAATTATCTGAATTTTTTATTATTACTAATATCGAAACTCTTCGTAACAATGATATAATTAAAGCCATTAATAGTGGTAAAAATAACTTTGATATGATAGTACTTGATGAGGCTCATTGTTGTAAAACTCCATCTGCAATTCAAACAAAGAATTTTCTTAAACTTAATAAAGCAAAATATAAAATTGCTGCTACAGGTACTTTACTTACTAATAGCCCTTTAGATGCTTATGTGCCATTAAAGTGGATAGGTAAAGAAAAGGCTAATTATACTACTTTTAGATATTATTATGTTAATTATGGAGGACCATTTAATAATGAAATTTTAGGGTATAAGCATACAGATATTTTAAAAGAACAGTTAAACAAATGTTCATTAAGAAGAACAAAAGATTTACTTGATTTACCTGAAAAGAATATTATTCACGAAATAGTGGATATGAATGATAAACAGCAAGCATTCTATAAAAATATAGTAGAAGGTATCGTTGGTCAAGTAGATAAAGTTAGTATTACTACAACTTCATTATTAGCTATGGTAGCAAGGTTAAGACAAGCTACCGCTTGTCCTTCTATGCTTACTACAGAAAATATTTCTTCATCTAAGATAGAAAGATGTAAAGATTTAATAGATCAAATTATAAGCAACAATGAAAAAGTTGTGGTTTATTCTACCTTTAAGGAAACTTTAAATGTTTTAAAAAATGAGTTATCTGAGTATAAAGTATTATTATGTACTGGTGATATAAAAGATAATGTAATTTCAGATAATATTGAAAAATTTCAAAATGATGATAATTATAAGATTATGCTTGCTACATGGTCAAAGATGGGAACAGGCATTACATTAACCTCTGCCAATAATGCTATTTTTATTGATTGTGCATGGACTCAAGCAAATAATCAGCAAGCTGAAGATAGAATACATCGTATTGGTAGTAATAAACCTGTATTTATTTATTATTTATGGGCTAATGATACTATTGATATGAGAGTTAAAGAGATAGTTGAAGATAAATCACTTATAGCAAATTATGTTATTGATAATGAAGTACCTCTTCAACTTCTTGAAAGATTGAAGCAGATAATAGTTGATTTAAGATGATTTATATTCTATCATATAAATAGAAAAATAAATTCAGGAATGATATAATGTTAGATGAATATAAACAAATATATATTGAATGTGCCAATCTAGTGCCAGAGTGGAGAACATTGTCAAAGAGTGAATTAGCTAATTTATATATAGAAAATGAAAACACATCTTTGGCAAGTTCATACTTTGGTGCATTGATGTGTAAATATTGGAATCTTATAGGTAGCTATTATTATAGACAAGAGGTTAAGATTGCAAATGAAACAGATTGTTATGATTGGTTAATTGAAGGTCTGACTTATGCTCTTGAGAAAAGAGTTTGGAAAGATCCAAACAACAGTTTGTATGATGACCCAAAAGGCCCAGAAAAAGCGATGACCGTTTGTATCGCTTCATGTAGAGCAACATTTTATCAATATACTCAACATGATAAGAGAAGTTTAAATTATACCTTACTTAGCTTAGATTCTCTTGAAGAAAATTCTTCAGAAGGATTCTTCTTTCCTTATCATGATACTTATGAAACACTAAGTTCTTATATTCAAGAAAATGTTGTCAAATTTTTCAATAAAAAAGATTATTTTGTATGCTTTTTTCTTGATGCTTTATTTAATGCAAATATAATAGTTGACAGAACAGGTAAGTTAGATTATAATATAAATATTAGTAAATTTTGTAAATATGTAGAAGAAGTAGATGATAAGTATTTATATAGATTTTCACATGAATATAATTTAGATAAAGATAAAGTTGTTTCTGCATTTAGTTATATTCAGAATATGCCTCATTATAGAATTCATTCTAATATGAACAGAGTAATAAATATGTTAAGACATGATGATGTATTACATTCATTGTTGAGGGATTAAAGATGCTTAATCAGATCTATAAAGAAAATAGTTATAATGTTTTTATTGCTAACATGTTTGGATTAGAAGCAGCAGTATATTTGAATACTATTATACATCTGGACGGTGTTAGTAATATTGTAGAAGATAATCTTGATTATATCAAAATCAATAGAAATGAGATAAAGAAAATAACCACTTTAAATGTTGAATCTCAAAAAAATATTGATAATATCTTTATAAAGATAGGATTATTTAAAGTTAAGATGGAAGACAGAATTCATATAGAGTACCCAATTCTTATATCTTTATATAATGATAATAATGAAAATATCTTATCAGAAATTGTTCCAAAGATTGTAAAGAAAAGAACAAAATCTGATATAATTAAAGATGAATTAAAAACATATATCAAGACAGATAATGGTGAGTTAAGAGATTCATATTCTGCATGGATCGATGCAGTTTTTGCAAAACAAGGTTGGATGTCAAAAAAATCAGTTGAATTAGGTCAGAAACTGATTGATGATTATTGTAATAGAAATCTTGATACTGCTATTGAAATCTTAAATATAGCTTCAATAGGAGGATATAGAGATATTCAGTGGGCTATAAATAGCTACGAAGAAAATAAGAAAAAACAAGTAGCAAGAATACCAGTAACTTTAAATAAAGATTTTGAAGTGAAGAAGAAAATTGATTTAGCTCAGGAGGTTTTTTAATTGATACTGAGCACAGAGTGTTGGTTAAAAGAACAGTGTAAGAAATATAAAACTAATAAAGAAGAATGTGATGATGGGATATTTTGTATGAAGCTTTTCAAGTTAGATGCTTTATATAATTTGTCTATGTTATCGTGTGAACAACGTAAACATCTTAATCTGAGGCTTGATGCTTCAAGAGTAGATGAAGATGTATTTATTCAACTTAAGGAGTTTCAAAATAATATTGAAAAGTTTATTCAAGAAGGTAATAATCTTTATTTATATTCTAATATAACAGGTAATGGTAAAACTGCTTGGGCCATTCGTTTGATGCAGTCATATTTTAATTCAATATGGTATAAAACTGATTTAATTTGTAAGGGATTGTTTCTCAGTGTTCCAAGATATCTACTTGCAATAAAAGATAACATCAGTAACTATAATGATTATGCAAATTTTGTAAAGGAAAACATATTTGAAGCAGATGTTGTTATATGGGATGACATAGGAACAAAATCTGCTACTTCATTTGAACATGAAAATTTGTTATCAATCATAGATTACAGAATGTGTTATAATAAAGCTAACATATTTACTTCAAATGTTTCTCCTGAAGAACTTCGTGATTTAGCAGGGGACAGGTTATATAGTAGAATAATTAACTATTCTACATGTTTAAAATTTCAAGGTGAAGATAAAAGAGGGTTGAAAATAGTATGATTCAGTTACAGATTCTTAATAAGATTCTTGATTCAAAAGATGCTTCTTTTATCATAACTAATAATCTGACTTCTGAATTTTTTAGTGATTATACTGATGAATTTAATTTCATAAAAGAACATTTTGATAAGTATAATAACGTACCTGATAAAGCTACGTTTCTTTCAAAGTTTCCTGATTTTGATATTATTCAAGTAGATGAATCTTATAATTATCTTATTGATGCACTTTATGAAGATAGAAATAAACGTAAGTTAGCGGGTATATTTAATCAGATTAGGAAGTTATTAAATGAAGGAAAAACTGATGAAGCTTTAAATTTATATTCAGAATGTTCAACGGTTGCTATACAAGCAAAACATCTTGATGCAGTAGACATAGTTAGAGATACATCTCGTTATGATGATTATGTAGAAAGATGTAATCAATTTAATAAATATTACATAAAAACAGGATTTCCTGAATTAGATAAACTTATTGGAGGATGGGAACGAGATGAGGAATTAGCTACTATCGCCGCTCGTCCTGGTGTCGGAAAAACTTGGATATTGCTTAAATGTGCAGTAGCTGCATTAGAACAGGGTTTAAATGTTGGTTTGTATTCAGGAGAAATGAGTGAAAGAAAAGTAGGTTATAGATTTGACACTTTAGTTTCTCATATTTCAAATTATAGTATAAGTAAAGGTATAGTTGATATTCAGAATGAATATAAATTATATATTGATTCTTTAAAAGATAGATTTTCAGGATCATTAAAAGTTTTAACCCCTACGATGATTGATGGAGCGGCAGGAGTAACAGCATTAAGAGCTTTTATTGAAAAAGAAAATTTAGATATACTATTTGTAGATCAACATTCATTACTTGATGATGATAGAAAAGCGAGAGATCCTGTAACAAGAGCCGCGAATATTTCAAGAGATTTAAAAAATCTTCAAGTTTTAAAAAAGATACCAATAATTGCTGTCTCTCAGCAAAATAGAGAAAAAACTGAAAATGGTGCGACAACCGCAAATATTGCTCAAACAGACAGAATATCTCAAGACAGCACAATCCTTATTTTTCTTGAACAAAAAGATAATATTTTAACATTGAACCTTGTTAAATCAAGAGATTCTGAAACAGGAAAGAATTTAAAGTTTGCTATTGATTTAAATAGAGGAATTTTTGAATACATTCCGGAAAGTAATAATGCTTTAGCAGGTGAAGGTGCTCAGGAACTTTATGAAGAATATGAGGAAAGTCCATTTTAATGAGTTATATAAAAATAGGTAATAAGATAATAACTACTTCTGTTGAAACCATTTTACAGCAGTTAAGAAAAGAAACAAATAACAGATATTTTAAAGATATAATATATAAAGGTAATCAACTATGTATTACTTGTCCTTCTCATAAAGGAGGTCAAGAAAATAAGCCTTCTTGTTTTATTATAGATGATAACACTTCTGATATGAATGGAGTGTGGCACTGTTTTACTTGCGGTGCATCAGGAACACTTATTGATCTTATAGCTTATTGTTTTAATAATGATGTAATTGTTGCAGGTGAGTGGTTAACAGAAAGGTTTGCTGATACATATCTTGTTACAGAAACAGTTTTGCCTGAAATAACTCTCAATAATGAAAAAATTGAAGTGTTAGATGATTCCGTTCTTGATGAATATGCTTATTATCATCCTTATATGTTTAAAAGAGGATTAAATGAGGAAATAATACGAAAATTTAGAATCGGGAGTACTCCTGACGGTAAATATATTACATTTCCATTTTGGGATGAACATGATAGATTGTTAGGGGTTTTTAAAAGATCTACAGAAGGTAAACAATTTATTATTCCTAAGAATATTAAGAAACCGATCTATCTGTTAAATTTTATAATAAAAGAACATATAACAACAGTGTATATTGTTGAGTCACAGATAAATGCATTAACTTGTTGGAAATGGGGGTATCCTGCTGTTGCATTGATAGGAACAGGTTCAAAAGAACAATATGAAATTTTAAAAAAGAGTGGCATAAGACATTTTATATTATGTTTTGATGGAGATGTAGCCGGGGATACAGGTATAAAGAGATTTATAAATAACATGCCTGACGATATTCTGGTTTCAGTAAAAAATATTCCCAGAAATAAAGATGTAAATGATTTAACAAAAGAAGAATTTGATAATCTAGAAATTAGTTGATTTATTTAAGAAACTATATTATAATTTAAATATATAACTTTAAAGGAGATAAATTATGGCTAAAATTAACTTTGACCAGATAAATTCTGGTAATGATGGAAGCGATTTTAGAGTAGGATTTTTTAATCTTAAGAATGATGGAGATGAAGCGATTGTTAGAATAATGCATGATGATACATCTTCATTTGATCTTGTTACAACGCATCCAATTCAGATAGGAAATAAGTATAGAAGGGTTAATTGTATTCGTGATCCAAGAGATCCAATGGATAATTGTCCTCTTTGTAAGAGCGGTGCAAAGGTTCAGCAAAGATTTTATATTCATCTTATTCAATATGTTAAAGATGATAATGGAAATATTATTCCTCAAGCTAAGATTTGGGAAAGGTCTGCTTCTTATGCAGTAACCATTAAGAACCTTATTGATGAATATGGTCCTCTTAGTGACTGTATTTTTAAGATTCGTAGAAATGGTGAAGCAGGCAGTATGAATACTACTTATTCTATCTTGTATGGAAATCCTCAGGTATATAGACCTGAATTTTATCCAAAAGATGCTTCTTTATTTGAAGGTTATTCTGTAGTTGGTAACGCAGTAATGGACAGAAGTTTTGAAGAGATTTCTGAATTTATTGCTACTGGTGAATTTCCTCAGAGATCCTCTAATAATGAAGCAGCCCCAGTTCCGAATGTAACACCTACTACACCATATCCTGAGGCTACTAATATTTCTCAGTATAGTTCTACTCCTACATATAGTAATGTTCCTCAGCCTCAGATTCCAACACCTGTAAGAGATACGATGGTTAATCCGAACACTCATCAGTTTACGGATAACAATGTAACAGCTCCACAGAGACCTGTGAGGTATTATTAATGCTTAAGTTCATTGTTGATGATTATGGCATTTATGTTCCTCAGCCTCAATATGGTGAAAATATAACAGAACTGATAATGTCTAAAGAAGCATTCATAGAGGCATATAATAAGTATATTCGGGATGATACTTCTTCAAATAGTAACAAAGAATATATAGGGTGATTAGATGGCAAATTCTCTTTGGGGAGAAGAATTTACAATTAAAGAAACTCCCAAACAAACAAAAAAGATAGTTGATAAGATCAATAAACCTAAACAAGTTAGAACTGTTACTGAAAGAACA